CGGGGTTTTAAGAGATTTCATCAAACGTATTCCTCAATCAAAGAAAACATACCATCAACGTCACAATCCTTTTCAGCAGGAATAACGTTTTCAACAATCATAGTATAATCACCCTTCTTCAATACACATTTGGGGTCATTTGCATTCTCATCAACACATTCGTAAACTTTATCCCATGTGGTATAACCCACAGACATAGCCTTAGTATCAACTAAAAGTAGATAATCAAATGTTTTAATTAGATCTTCTTTTTTCCATTCTGTTTTATCTTTACTAGAAGGATGAAAATTTTTCAATACAAATGCTTTGCAGTCACCACGGCAGTCTTTACCAGTTTTGTCTTTACCTGTTTTAAACAGACCAAATTGACTTTTCATTTCAACAAATTTGCCCGTTTCTTTTAGAATAAAATCCCTGCCAGTTTGAAAAAGTCCCACATGGGTCAATTGATCATCGGACCACTTACAAAAAGACTTCTCAGTATAATGGGCACGAAGTCCCCTGAAGGGATTACTTTTCATTTGTTTTGTATTGGATGCATTTACCCATCCAAAAAATTGTTCAAAATTAACGCGAGAAAAATCAATACTCATAATCAGGTTTGTTGTACTTAAGGTACTCAAAAAAAGTAAGTTTCATTTCCTTCTGCGTCATGCCACAGTGGGCAGCAGCAGCAGGCAAAGTCATTTTAGCACGAAAAAGACCTTCGTTTGCCTCCTTCACATTTGTAGGCGTTGTTTTAACTGGTTTTTCGTATAAGATTTTGTAATCAATTCGGTAAAAGTTCATCAGATACTCACAATAGTCAAACAATCAATTTTTTATTCGGAGATTTGATAACCGAAAACATATCCTTGTAGTTGTCAACAATTTGCTCCTGCGCTTCGGAAATATAAACAACATATTTTTTAGAAACCTCCAAATCTACATCTTTACCTTTTAGAAGAGGAGACCATGGAGCAAATCCCATCTGCCCATTTCCAGTAGGAATAGCAACAATAGGATTACGAATAACAATAGTATCAGTCAAATCACCAACTTGATCTGCGATAACATCTTCACCAGACCACATACGAATTAATTTTACATTCATTTTAATTAAACCTCATCTACTAGTTCAATGTCCTCAAATTGATCCGAAGATACTTCATGCTCTCCGCCAAGAAGATACCAATGTTTACCATCATCACGAACACCAAGATATTTCATTTGATTTTCTTCAAAAATGTTTTCACGCATAACTGCTTGAAGACGATAATGCATCAATTCAGATTTAGATGGAACTTTCATTTGAATTCACACTCACACATAATTTCAGTTAATGCTGCAAGAAGATTTATTTCCTGATCAGCCACGAACGCACATTGGTATTGATACTTAGCAATAACAAGAACGGCAGCAGGAATAGATGCGGGTGAAAGACAATCATAAAGGGAGTCATAAACCCTGCGGAGTAAACTAGAAGCATCGTTGTCCAAGTTGGAGACCACCCACTTTCGGACCTCAGTAAAGTTTTTATCTTTGAGAAATTTAATAAGTTCATTTACGGAAACATCAGAGAAGGATGCAAGAATTCCAGAATCAATTTTACCTCCAGTAGAATATCTCTGGATTTCGTTTAAAACACGTCGAAAATCGGGAAAGTGCTTGGATACGAGTTCCGCAACGACTTTTTGATCATACTCAATCTTTTCTTGATCGAGGATAAATTGTAACCTTTGAAAGAAATTCCCAGCAAGTTGCACTCGTTGCTTTCCTTTGATTGTGAAGTCGATGACTGCACATCGGGAATGAAGAGGTTCAATAATTTTGTTCTTGTAGTTGCAGGTGAAGATGAATCGGCAGTTGCTATAAAATGCCTCAATATTCGCCCGTAGTAGGAGTTGTACGTCGTTGCCTGTGTTATCTGCCTCATCGATGATGATGACTTTGTGTTTAGAAGATCCCGTAAGTGAGACGGTCGAAGCGAAGTTCTTCGCTTGGTTCCGTACAGTATCCAAGAAACGTCCTTCGTCGGATCCGTTGATAACATAATAGTCTGCTCCCAGTTCATTACACAATGCTTTTGCAATGGTAGTTTTACCAATACCAGGAGGTCCAGCAAGAAGAAGATTCGGAATCTCTCCCTTCTCTACAAACTCCTTAAATGTTTTTTTAGTATCATCGGGAAGAATACAATCCTCAATCACTTGAGGGCGGTATTTCTCCACAAAAAGAAATTCACTAGTCATAATTTAAAAAATTAATTTACTAAAATTTTTCTATAGAAAATCCGTATCTACCATTATTAACATATTTTGGCATTACGTTAAAAGATATACTTACTCTATTATCACTTTCATTTTGATCGTACCCATGAATCATGTTAGATTCCCATAATAAAAGATCTCCTTCATCATAATCAAAATAACAATATTCAGAATTATACTTTGTTTTATTTTTTATTTTAAGAGAAAGATAGGGTTTTTCACTTTTATTATAGTTGCAGGTAGATCTAAAAGTTATAGGAGCATGTAATTTTTTTTCGTAGTTTACATAATAAGTTCCAGAAATAAATGAATTTGAATGTGAATGGTAAAATTGTTTTCCACCAGAATCACATTTATTTAACCAACACTCCGTGATTAAAACTTGATTATCGTCAATATCATACCCCATAATTTCTTGAAAAAAACAAACTGATTTTTGCTCAATCCAAGTTTTAAAATCAAAAAAATTAATATTATCTATCAAATTATATTCAAGTTTTGAACGATAAAGATTAGGTTTTTTTTCAAAAAGAAAGTAATGATTTAAATTTTCATCCATAGTATTTTTTTCAAAATAATCTCCATCAAAGATTATTTTGTAACATTCTCTCTTTAATGACTCGTGGTTTTTTTTATCCCAAGTATGCTTAACAATTACTTTGGGAAATGCTTCTATGATATCCATGCTTAAACCCAATCAGGTTTGCGTTCTGGCATACGAAGATAATTAGATGCAACCCAAGGTTTGGATGCGATATACATCTTGTAAGCAGTAAAAGTGTCAATGCTTGTGTCAAGTTTATACTCATCTGGCATAGCACGAACGAAGTTTTCTACCTTATTAATTTTACCACGAGGAAACAAATAAAAGGCATCTACGAGTGTCTTGTAACAAGAGTGAACTTTACTATAACGGAGAGTATATTCATCACAAAGATTCATCCCATGCTTTATCAACCAGTAGGCATTATGAACAGACTCTGCTGCCCACTTGGTACAAGGATGGTTACGGAAAGCACCCTTCTCGGTGCTGTAAGGAGTGTTGTCTGCTTTGAGAAGGGGTCCATAGTTGTGATACCACTTGGAAGCAACGATAGAAAGCATCTGACAGCACTCCAAGGGCATCTTGACAATGTGCTTGTCAGGAAGACAGAGAGCACTCTCTGCAGGAAATTCACTTGTTACGAAGATGTTCATCCGAATGTTGAATCAGGTTCCAGAGCAATATAATACTTCAGATTGTACTTGGTGTTTGTGAACTGTGACAAAAGTTTAGAAGACACCACAACGTCATAAGCACCAGGAATAATCTTGATGTTTTCCACCTTGAAGTTGAATGTAAACTCGGTATCGGTTTCACCAACAACAATGGCATACTCGTTAGAAGTATCATTCTTCTTATCACGAACAACAAGTTTAATGACACCTGCCTCACCAATAGCAGAAAAATCTGGGAGTTGATAAACTGCTGCTGCTTTTACCAGTTTCTCCAAAGAAGCACTATCAAGTTGGAAACAAACATCTTTTGAAGGGAGTTGAATGTCTTTTTCGGGAGGAGAAACAATTACGTTAGGATCAGCAAAGAAGTATTTTACACGGCGCTTACCTTCACGAATACTTAAATAAGAGTCTTCTTTAAAATCCAAATCTGGATCTTGATGAAGTCCCAATCCATTCAAAAACTGGTTGAGATCATAGATAGCAAAATTACGAGGAAACTCTTCAATAATATCTGCCTCTGCCAAAATGTTTTTTGCAACAGAAATAGTACGAAGGCGGTTTCCCTCTTTTACAAGAATTGAGTTATTAATACTTGCAAAATTCTTAAGAATGGTCAGGGTATTGTCAGAAAGTTTCATAGTTTGAGGTTTCAGTTTCACTTGTTTTCAATGAGATTAAGATGATTAATCAGCAGAATTGTGTAGTGAAGAACCTTGAACAAATCTGCACGAGGAGTACCTTTTGTATCATAACGATCGATGTACTTGGTTACATTACCAGCACAGAAACCTTCACGGCGATTGTGCTTGATCTTATCTAGGGTTTGTTCTTTACCACCCCCAGTACGATCAACATAATGTTGCCGATAAGTGCTTGCGATATATTCTTCCAGTTGTTTGAGAATTTTATCTTCGTTATATTTCCAAAAACCGTTTTTGTTTGTATCTTCAGGCATTTTAATGTTATAAGAATTTAAAGAAAAAGTGTCGGGAGAAGTGTAAGGATTTCCAGTCAAACTAATTCCATCATAATTCCAGAAGTCTTGAGAATGATCTGCCATTCCACCAGGAAGACGAGAACTTGTGAATGAAATAGTATCTGAACTAGCACTACCAAAGATGGTTTGTGCAGGAATGTAATCCGAATAGTTTGTTTCTAGGTTTTCAGAGGGCATGATTTTTCATAGTAAAGTTAACAAAAGAGGAGGCACATTTACCTCCTCACATTCTATCAGTTTGCTTGCTTGTCGTCAATATATTCTACAGTCAGTTCGGGACCAGTAGAAGGCATCTGGAAGTCAACATCCACTTTGTCATAGAGTTCCATGAATGCTTGCTTGGTTTCGTCATCAAAACGGTTCACACATACTTGAATTGCCTTTGCCTTGTCTTGGAAGATGCTATAAGCACGGATGATATGAACCAAGCGGCGGGTGCTGATGATTTCCTCAATACCACCATCGTAGAAGGTCTTGCGGATGATGTCTGCCCAGTCAACCAAACGCTTACAGAAGTCACGATCCTCCACACCAAGATCCAGAGCGATGCCCTCAAGGATCTTCTGCTCGGTTGCAGGGGCAGGATAGGATTGCTCAAAGGTCACAGGGAAACGCTCTAGGAACGCCTCGTTGAGCACGTTGGTGCCGATGAAACGTCCGTCATCAGAACCTTTACCCTTGGTGTTTGCAGTGGCGAATACGTTGAAACCAGCAGCGGGTTTGACGAACTTGCCAATCTTCTTCAGGAAAACACCCTTACCTTCCAGAACAGATTGCAGGCACAGAATCTTGTTAGAAGCAAGGTCAATCTCATCCAGAAGGAGAATTGCACCACGTTCCAGTGCCTCAATCACAGGGCCATTATGCCAGGCAGTTTCACCATTCACCAAACGGAAACCACCGATTAGATCGTCTTCATCAGTTTCAATAGTGATATTGACACGAATCAGTTCACGCTTAAGTTGAGCACACGCTTGCTCCACACTGAACGTTTTACCATTACCCGAAAGACCCGTAATAAACGTCGGATAAAAAAGATTGGACTGAATAATTTTCTTAATATCGTTAAAGTTACCAAACTTGACGAAGGTATCATCTTTATCAGGAATGAGGTTTTGTTCCAAGGCAGGAAGAGCAGGAGGTGCTTGATAAGAACGTTCAATCTCTTCCACACGTTCTTGAGTCACTTCTAGATTCCAACGACCACGATCAGTTTTGAATTTTTCAAGGCGACTGGTTACTGTAGGGTAAGAAATACCCTTGGAAGCACAGTAACCGCGAACATCGCCAGAAGAAAACTCTGTACCAAACAGAGATTTAAGATCAGAAATGAGTTGTTCGTCAGTCACAGAAATTTTGCGGGGCATGATTTAGTTGGGTGGTTCGTTTCAACAAAGTAATTATAGAAGCAAAAAGGGGGCAGGTGAGTGCCCCCTGTGCCAGTTCAGTAACTGGTTATCAGTCCATAGTGAACTTCTTTTTTGGAAGTGATTTTTTAGAGGCAAGTGGTGCCTCAACAACAGGCTCTGAAACAGGTTCCGAAACAGGCACTGGTGCAGGTTCTACAGCAGGTGCTGGAGTTGGTTCTTGAAAAAAATCTGTAAATCTACTCATTAGGTACGATAGAATTCTATAAAATTATTTATCAGGCAACAAGTTCCACAAATTCACCAAGAATACGCTTGTTCATTTTTTTAGTTTTCAAACTCTTTACAAAAGCATTCTTAATTTGTGCCTTTGTTGCATCCTCGGCAACAGAAAACTCTGCCTCTTGCGAAAGAGCACTAGAAGAAAGACCAAAATATGAATGGTATCCAGACTTCTTGATAGTAAATGCCTTCTCCTTTTTCCAAGAGTTCATCACCTTATCATACTCATCACCATAATACCCATAGTAACGGCGAATAAAATGTCCAGCATCACGAGACTCAAGAACACGAATACCAATAAAGTTAATGTCAGTAAACTTATCCCTCAAATTGCGAAGAAGAACATCAGTAAAATCATAAAACTCACCATCACAAGAGTAAGTCATTCCTGTTTTACGATCCCGAATAAACGCATTAGGACCAATATGAGCGGTTCCCATATAAGGTTCTTCTTCCCATCGGCGTTGAATTTCACGATGATATTTGAGAAGACATCCTTCACCGTCAGTTAGAACAACACACTGAACCTTTTGAAGTTTGTTTTCTTTCTGGAATTTAGGCAAAATTTGATGCAGA